AGAAGAAGATATTCACTTTACCTCTTCGTCCACCAGCGGGAGCGGAAGATGAACCCGATATATACGATTTCAAAGCATCTTTCGCCATACTTGTTGCGACAGGTAAAACAACATCTCTTCCAATACTTTTCGCAATTGGAAGGGCAACCTTTCCAATACTTTTAAATGCCTTTCCGATATTCACTTTACCTCTGCGTCCACCAGCGGGGGCAGAACCAGACATATAAGATTTCAAAGCATCTTTCGCCATATTTTTCGCAACAGGTAAAACAACATCTCTTCCAACATCTCTTACTATCGGCATCGCAACCTTTCCAACACTTTTCATTACTTTTCCAAAATTAAATTTACCTCTGCGTCCAGCACCCATTACAGCACCTTCAAGAGCATCTTTCGCTACATCTGTTCCAACATCTCTCACTATCGGCATAGCAACTTTACCTACACTTCTCATCACTTTTCCAAAATTTAGTTTACCTCCTTCTACCGCTTGAATAGGATAGGTAGGTTCACTATAATAAAGACCCCTTGCTCCGTGACTACCGTGAAATACAGGGTTGTGAATCATTCCCCCAGCATATCGGGGCGGTAATCCATCCCAAAAAGCACCTGAAAGATGGGTGGGTTTTTCTCCCGTTAGAGAACCAACAGAAAGAGAACTTGGATAGTCACTCTCACTTGTTCCTGCTAAAACATATTTTCTAACTCTGCGTCCACCAAACATCGTAGGTTGTGGAGTTGTATGAATCATTTTTTTAGAATATCCATTCATTTGGTCTGCTAAAACTTGATTGTATAATTCCATTATATAATAAAGGAATATATTATTTTTTGAAAAAATGTTTTTTATATTTCTTTAAATCACTTTTTATATGTAATTTATATGGAAATCTAACTTTTTTTTAATAATTAAATATTTGAATTATTAAAAAATCTAAAATTAAAAAATGTATTCTAAACTACTAAATGTTTATTTAAGATGTTTGGAAAGTTTCCCCTTCATACTTCCACCACACATCGCCCCTGCACTCATCGCACCCCCAGAATGAGCACCCCCAGAATGTATACCACCAGAAAGTTTATTTTTCTTGTAATGTCTTACCATTTTCATTAGAGAACTCATACCCATATTAGAAAGTTTGCCTCCAACTAATCTGGCGTATTCACCACTATCAAGATGAGGAACAGGGTTCATTTCTTTTGTTCGTAATACTTGTTCTTTTGTGAGAATTCCTGTGAAAATTTGAGATGTGCCTTGTTGCGTAGCGAAAATTCCACTATTCATCGTGATAATACACACTTCGGGAGTAATTGCGTATGGGAATTGATTTGTGACGGTAAGGTTAAATTGGAATTGATACTGACCGAGAGAAGATGCTGAAAGGTAGCTGGGCAAATTGAATTGGTTTACGGGGTTGAGAACAAGAAGACCTCCCGTTGTTGGGATAGAAGTGACGCCACCAGTAGCAGGATTGTTGTTATTAACCGCACCAACCCATTCTGAATAAGTTTGAGAACTACCATTCGCCACAGAAATATTATAGAGGTCTTGCTGGGTAGCGGATGCTAACATACCACTTGCGTTGTTGAAATTTACTGAAATGTTATTGATGGTTAAGAAAGAACTTGCGTTATACCACTTTTGGGCGGACATCGGGACTCTCGCACAAATCAAGATGAGGTCTGGAATTTGGTTGAGTTGGATAGATTGAGATGTAATAATAGTAGAACCAAGAGGAGCACACAAGTTAGATGAAGTAGACGTAGTTAAGTATCTGGGATAATCCAAGAAGGGGACAACGTTTTTGGTGCTAATTTTTGCGTATTGTTCTGGTTGAAGGGACAAGAAATTAAATAGAATTCTTGTATTAGCAAAACCAACAGGTTGATTAGGAGAAGCAACAGAACCAAGAGTGATAGATTGAATGTAAGACGAAATCGCAGCGGCAGTTCCAGAACCAGTAATGGTAGTATTCGCTGTGCTAAAAACTCTCTTACAAGTATTATCAATATTGAGAACCAGAGACATATTGTTGACTCCAACTAAACCAGCAGAGTTGTTAGGTAAGGTATTAAGGAATGGGGATAGTGCCAAAAACGGTTCAGTAAATTGAGCGGTAATAACAATCACCCAAGTATCAAGAACATTTGTAGAAACTAATGAACTATCTGTCCCACCAGCAGTAATGGAATGGGTAATACTATTAATAACAATAGGATAAGCACCACGGGGGACAAAGTCAATATCATACGAATTAGTATTGTAAGACGCAAGAGGATTGTTATTCGCTCCAACAGCATCAGAATACGAACCATACTGATTATCTGGAAGAGAAGGGGTCAAACTATTATATCTGCTTAACATTCTGCTGTCGTTCATTCGCATCAACATCGGGAGAACGTCTTGGGTATTGGTAGACACAGAGACGTTGTTAATTGTTGCTTGGGTAGTAGTAAACAAAGAGTTCAGAGGAAATGCTTGGAAACAATCGGTTAAACCATATTGGAATGCTAAATCACCAGCAGGGACATTCGCACAAGCAATTGAAAAAGTCACCGTAGATTGAAGTAGTAAATGTCTATCAATCACAATATTTTCTGACGGTATTTGGACTGAAAAGACAATTGAAGAATTTGAAGAACTTACTGCTTGAAATTGTTGGTAAGTGGATTGAGAAGCACCCGATTGGACACCGAACACTTCTTCTGACGTAATATCGGCAATTCGGGCATCCTCAATTAAAACACATTTAAAGTCGCTCATTATATATAAATTATATAAATATTTTTTTTTTGGAATTTTATTTATATAATTTTTTTTCTAAACCTTAAATTTGCTAAACATTTTACTTTATACCTCCACTATCCTTCTTTGTAAATAGGAACTTAATAGTGGACGAACAACCAGATGCTAATTGAAAGGGGTTCAACTGTCCAAACCTATCTTTCCAGAAAACGCTAATATCCAAAGTATAAATGGGTCGGTTTCCTGTTAGTTCTATCAAACGATACTGGGCAGAAGGAGTATAGACAATATTAGGTTTATAAATTCCAGTATCACTTACAAAATCAGTAATAATTTGTGCTACATCACTATTGTTACCACCATTTTGATATTTAGTTCCATTTACAAAAATTAAAGGTGCTGAAATTTGATTCGGAACTATTGGTAAAGTATTAGAACAGAATACGATAGAAAGAACAGGAGTCCAAAGTGCTACTGATGATGTCTCTTGAAATACTTGTATAGCATCAAAAGGAAACCCTGTTGGTGTAGTTGGGTAGGTAGTAGGTAGAATATTAGAACCGCCAAAAGTATCTGTTTGAATTTGAAGATTTAATCCATTTGTAATATTTAAGGGTGTCGCCTTTTGGTAATAGAATGGAAATGACGCAAATAGAGTTCCCATCGGGTTGTTAAAGAATATACCAATTTGATTTGGTGCGGTTGATGAATACCCAGCAGTATCAGCATTAATAACAGCAATAAAATTGGTGGTATCGTAAGTCATTATAGGAGCGTAGGCAGATGGTAAAACCCCACCAACAGCAATCACTTGACCATTCAAACTATTGTAAGCAGATGTAAAGGTATTATTTACTAAATAGATAAAGTATTGATAATTATAAATGCTATAATATTGAGTCGCATTATTCTGTAATCCTGTTGCGGTTGTGTTTGGAGGAGCAGGAACAATTGCTTGAAGATTTTGCGGGATGTAAGTTAAAAAAGATTTTCCGTAATAAGTGATTCCGAGATAAGTGAATGTTAAAGTAATTGAATAAACTGTTAAGTTCACATTACCTTGATTAGGTTGAATTTCAGGAATGATTACAGGTAGAGTAGGTGTATCAAGCGTAAAACGAATAATACTCATATAATAACTTTCAGGGTCATACACAAATGGATTATTTCTTGTTTCGTTAAAGTAAAGAATAGGCGGGGACTGGTCTGTATTCTCTAAATTAGAAATAACAACATCGTAATAAAGTTGTTCTGGATTTATACCTTGACCTGCGTTACTATTTGATGACGTTTTAAAAGTGGACATTATTATAATATAATGCGATATTTATTTTTCTAAATCTATATTTAATTTTAGATTTTTATTCTAAATGTTAGATATACTTATATAAAACTATATAAAGACAAATCTATATACTATATTTTGGAATCTAAAATGGAGAAAAAGGAATCTAAAATGGAAATCCAAATAAAAATAAATGAAATCCAAATGAAATCCAAATAATATTAGATATTTTCAAGTATAAATTTATAAATTTATACTTACAGAAATCCATTTAAAGAAATCTAAATAATATATAGTTAAATCTAAATGAAATCTAAATGAAATCTAAATATTATATGTTTGAAATCTAAATAATTCATTTTGAAATCTAAAAAAAATTGAAATGAATTTAATAGTTATACTTATATAATATATATATTGTTTAAATGGACTTAAAGACGTTCCACTTATATATGTATAGAGATAAGATGAATAACGTTCTTGAAGAAATGATGATTAACGCAGGAGATATTGAATACCGCAATAGATTAAGCGGAAGAAATTATAAAAGAATATTTGATTTTATTGTTTTAGATTTGAAGCAATATATCAAAGCAAGATTTTCCAAACAATATGGTAAAAAAGATTATCTTAAACATTCAGGATATATTTATAAAAAGGTTTTCGTTAGCAATACAAATAAAAGGATTTTGAACCCATTAAAGAAAGAACATTCAGTATTGTGGGGTTTGGAAAAAATGGAAATCATTAAAGATTATCCAGTTATTTTGGAATGGTATAAAAAAAATGTTCCTTATTACAACGATTTAACCGATGAAGAAAGAAAGATAAGATTAAGAGCAGATGAAAATAAATTAGAACAACAATTAAGAGAACTCATTAATGATTACGAAACCAAAAATGATAGAGATGGGTTCAATATTAGAATTAGAAGAGTTATTAAGAGAATGGACTATACAGCGATAAATATTTATAAACATCACGCTTCACAAATTAAATTTTATAAGGCGAACAAGACCACTTCAAATAGGGGAACAGAGGCGATTAGCGTTTGGTCTTATCCAGATGGGCGTAAAAACGGTTGGACTTTATCAGGATTGAAAGCAGATAGTATTGCGGACTTTTGTTTGATGAATGGATTAGATAAGAAGGAATGTAAGAAATGGAAATATGGGAATTACGCAGAATGGGTTTTGAAGAAATTGAATTAAAGTCCTAAATGGAAACAAAAAAATTTTAATTATTTATTATAATTAAAATTTTTCAAAGTATTTGAATTAAGCGAGTTTGATTGCTTGGATAGTATAAGGAACAGTAGTATTAATAGGTTGGTCTGATGAAATACCACCTCCCGTAAAGTTAAATCCAACAGCACCATATAAAATAGTGGGTGCGGTTAAAGTGATTGTTTTTGAAATTCCTATTTGGCGGATTTCAAGAGCGGTTGTTGTAAACGCAACCGCAGTAGCAATATCAACAGAAGTTACGTATGTTGTAAATGCTCCGCTTCCTGCTGGTGCGGACAGAATATAAGTATAAGCAGAACTTACTGTTGTAGCATTATCAATAGTAATATTAACAAGACAATCTACTGAATAAACACCAGCAGGAACAACTATACTTGCGATGGGGGATACTACACCAGTCCCTATTGCGACTGCGACTGTGGATACGACTGCTGAATAAACAGTCCCAACTGCTCCACTTGAAGTTTCGGGGATTGATAAAGAACTTCTATACGACATTATATAATGTATCGTTATATTTTTTTCTGAATATTTATTTTCTAAATATAAGTTTTCTAATATTTGAATTAAGCGAGTTTGATTGCTTTAATACTATAAGGAACAGTAACATTAGTAGGAACAACAGAAGATATACCTGCTACGGAAAAGTTAACTCCTACTTCTAAATATAGTATAGTTGGTTGTGTTAATGTGACGGTGAATGAAGGGGATAATTGCCTTGAAATATTTGCTGTTGCTACTATACCACCTTCAATAATATCAATAGAATATATAGATGTTGCGGGTGCTGCACTACCCGCTGGTGCTGAACCCAAAAATATAAACCCTGAAGTTACATTTGTGGTATTAGCAATAAATAAATTAACACACATATTTACTGAATAAGTCCCCGCAGGAACAACTATACTTGTTAATACGGTAGAAACACCAGTAGCAAGAACGAGCGTTCCTACTACTGCTGAAAAGGTAGCACCAACATTACCACTTGAAGTATCGGGGACGGACAAAGAACTTCTATACGACATTATATAATATATTGCTATATTTTTTTTGGATAAAATTTATATTTATTTTCTAAATATAAGTTTTCTAATATTGGACAATATCGGTTAAATCTTCTATTGGAATGTAAATGTGTTCTTTCTCATCTTCTTTTAATCCCGCTCTTGAATGATTTTGTATAAAATACTTGCTAAACTTCTCTTTATCATATTGGATAAAGCAAAGACGGTCTGTATAGTTAAACAATAGTATCAAAGGTTTATCAGACATCTTGTTAAGAGTTATCATCGTTGTGGGGTATTTTATTTTCGTATTTGTTCTGGATTTTAACTCATATTGATATTCGCTATCAAAAAAATCGTATTTATCGTATTGATTCGGATACTGCGTTATTTCTCTCTTAAAGTATTCACATATAATCGGCAATACTTTTACTTCTTCTTGTTTTCCAAATTTATATGAGTGATTAAAATGAACCATCTATATATAAGTATTAGATAATAAAATTAGATTTCCC